CTCATATCCCCCCGCGTGTTTTTCCTAGCCGAATGGATGGTGTGTGGTGGACTTTTCTGATGGGTTGGGTGCTGTTGCTGCTTCGGGTGACCGTGTGGCGACGTTGAGGGCGTTGCGTGATGTCCTTGCAGGGCAGATTGAGTGTTCTGGGTCTGGGGTTGAGGTCGCCTCCTTGGCGCGGCAGTTGGTGCAGGTGTTGGCCGAGGTGGACCAGTTGGCGCCGCCTGCGAGGGAGAGGACTCGTCTTGATGAGGTCACGGCCAGGCGTGCGGCTCGGGGTGGGGCCGAGACACAGCGTGGTTCCGGGCGCAGTGGGAAGCGATCTGGCTGACGCCACTTTTCTTTCTGACTCGTTCGGGCTTGTCTTGGACAAGTGGCAGCGCTTGGTTCTTGGTGGTTGGTTGGGGGTTCGTTCTGATGGTCGGTGGGCGGCGTCTCCTTGTGGGTTGGCGGTGCCGCGGCAGAATGGAAAGAACGCGGTGATTGAGGCGCGGGAGTTGTTCGGGATGATCATCAAAGGAGAGAAGATTCTTCACACTGCGCATGAAGTCAAAACAGCGCGGAAGGCTTTTCTGCGGTTGTTGGGGTTCTTTGACAATCCTGGTCGGTTTCCGGAGTTGGCGGCGTTGTGTCGTGAGGTCCGTCGGACGAATGGGCAAGAGGCCATTGCGTTGACGAATGGGGGGAGCGTGGAATTCATCGCCCGTTCGAAGGGGTCTGGGCGTGGTTTTTCCGTGGATGTGTTGGTGATGGATGAGGCGCAGGAGTTGTCTGAGGAGGCGTTGGCCGCGCTGATGCCGACGGTTTCGGCATCAGACAATCCTCAGCTGATCTACGCGGGGACGCCGCCGAGTCGCGCGGCTAACGGTGAGGTGTTCACGCGGGTCCGGGCGGCTGGGGTTTCGGGGTCTGATCCGCGTGAGTGCTGGCATGAGTGGTCGGCCGAGGCGCGTGATGATGGGGCGATTGATTTTGACTGCGTGGACGTGTGGGCTCAGGCGAACCCGGCGATGGGCATCAGGTTGCGTGAGGAGACCATGAGGGGGGAGCGGACGGCGATGGATGATGAGACGTTTGGTCGGGAGCGGTTGGGGTTGTGGTCGGTGCTTGGGGGGTCTGGTTTGGTGGATCCGGGTTGGTGGGATGGTCTGGTGGATGGGGGGTCGCAGGTGTTGGACCCGGTGGCGTTCGCGGTGGACGTTTCTCCGTTGGGCCGGTCGGCGTCGATCAGTCTTGCTGGGCGTCGTGCGGATGGGCGTCTGCACGTGGAGGTCGTGAGGTCGGCTCGGGGCACGGAGTGGGTGGTTGATGCGGTGGGGACGTTGGAGGCGCGGTTCGCGCCGTGTGCTGTGATCGTGGACCGGGCCGGGCCGGCGGGTGGGATCTTGCTGCGGTTGGCTGAGGCGGGGATCGAGGTTCTGGAGACCGGAGCTGCGCAGATGACGCAGGCGTGCGGGGGACTGTTGGATGCTGTGCATGCTGGTGATGTGGTTCATTTGGATCAGTTGGGTTTGACTGCTGCGTTGCATGGTGCGAGGACGAGGCCGGTCGGGGATGCGTTTGCGTTTGCGCGGCGGCATGTTGATGGTGTGGACATCACGCCTTTGGTGTCGGTTGCGTTGGCGTTGTGGGGTTTCCGGCATGTCGAGGCGACGGTTGCGCCGGTGGAGCCTGTTGAGGCCGTGTTCTTCTGAGGATTGGAGCCGTGACGTCTGATGCTGAGTCCTGGAGATGCACTGGAGTCGGTGCGTGCGATCAGTGCTGGTCCGCGTGCTGCGGAGAGTGATCGGTTGGCGCGGATCGCTGCTGCGTTGGCGGCACCTGACCCGGGTCGGTTTGTGGCGTCTGTGGAGATTCCTCGGGACGCTCCGCCGGTGATGCTGGCGTTGGCGTCCAAGGCGGCCACAAATTATTTGCCGTTGTTGGTCGATACTTTTGGCCAGATCATGAAAGTCGACGGGTATTTCTCGGCGGGGGCGCCGGATATCGCTGACCCGTGGCGTTGGTGGCAGCGTAATCGTATGGACGCCGCGCAGACTGGTATTCATCGGGCCGCGTTGGCGTATGGCGCGTCTTACGCGACGGTTTTGCCTGGGGTGTTTGGTTTGGCTGAAGAAGGGCCGGCGATAACCGCGCACTCGCCGCGTAAGATGACTGCGGTGTATAAGGATGCGTCTCGTGATGAGTGGCCGTTGCTTGCTATGCGCGTGGACCGGTTGCACGTGACATTGTATGACGAGGAGCATCTTTACGTTTTTGGTATCGAGAGGCCGCAAAAGAAAGCGTTCCTCCCGAAAGCCTTGGCAATTCCATGGTCTGATTCCATGACTGAGGCGGGCCGCCTGACGTATATCGAGACACAAACCCATGACATCGGGGTGTGTCCAGTTGTGCGTTACCGGGACCGGATGCTTTTGGACGGCGAGGAACAGATGGGAATCGTCGAGCCGTTGATGACAATTCAGGAACGGATTCACGAGACGACGTTCGGGATGCTCGTTGCGCAGTATTTTGCAGCGTTCAAACAACGGTACATCTTGGGTTGGATCCCGAAAGATCAGCAAGAGAAACTGAAGATGAACGCCGCGAACGTGTGGACGTTCAACTCACCGGACGTGAAAATAGGCGAACTGAACGAGACTGACTTGACAAGGTACATAGCCGCGAAGAACGCGGCTATTCGTGATTTCGCTGCGATCGGTCAGATCCCGGCACCGGCGCTGGGAGTGGACGGGGTGTCAAACATCAGCGCTGAGGCGCTCGCAGGTCTGCAGGACTCCCGTGACCGGAAAACCGACGAGATCACCACGTCGCTCGGGGAGTCGCACGAACAGTTGCTTCGTCTGTGCGCTCACGTCGCCGGTGACCCGGTCGCCGCGTCGGACTGGTCGTCCGAGGTGAGGTGGAAAGACGCGACAGCGCGGAGCTTCGCTCAAACTGTCGATGGTCTGGTCAAGCTGGGTGCGGGTCTGGGTGTGCCGGCGGAGCTGCTGTGGGAGCAGATCCCGGGGTGGACGCAGCAGACCGTCACGAGGGCTGTGGAGATCACTCGGTCCGGGGACAGCATCGCTGCGCTCACGGACGTCCTGTCTGAGCAGGGGCAGGTCGGTGCCGTCTCTGGTGGATGAGGCGATGACCGCCCGCCGGGCGGTCATCGCCTTGCGTGCCCGGACGGTGCGTGACTTTCTGCGGCTGTGGCCGATGTTCGATGCGTCGAAGGCCGACCAGACGTTCTTGCCGTGGTTGGCGGGGGTGCAGGCCGTCATCGCCCGGGACCATGCCAGAGCGATCTCGTTGGGCGCGGAGCAGGTCGCCGCGTTCCGACGGGCCGCCCGGGTCCCCGGGCGGCCCGTCGTGGTCAAGGCGGCCCCGCCGGCGGATGCCGTGGTCGAGGCACGGATGCGGATCGTCACCGTGGTCGCGGTCAAGCGGGCTGCGTCACGTGGCTCCCGCCCGGCCCAGGCAGGTCGTGCGGCGTTCTCCCTGGCGTCTGGTGTCGCCGGTGACTTGGTGCTGTCCGGGGTCCGGGACACCATCACCGGCTCGTCGGTCGCCGACCCGGCCGTGGTGGGGTGGCAGCGGACGGGGGCCGGTGACTGCGCGTTCTGCGCGATGCTCATCGGCCGAAACGCGGTATACCGTGAAGAAAGCGTGGGATTCGCGTCGCACGCGCATTGTGTGTGTTCCGCCGAGCCCGCGTTCGGGCCAGGGGTTACGTCGTCCGTCGCCGACTACACCCCGTCGGCGCGAACCATCACTGACGCCGACCGGTCTCGGGTCGCCAAATATTTGGCGACGCATCACGCTGGGTAATTGTCCACTGCCCGAAACAGGCGGTGAAAGATCCCGGAACGGGAGAACCAGAAAAAATGAGTGAACAACCTGCCGCACCACAAGAGATCGTGGTCCCACAAGATGCCGAAACGGCCGTCCCGGGAACAGCATCATCAGTCGCTGAACCACGACCAACCGAAACGATTGAGTTCTGGAAACAGCAATCTCGAACGCAAGAGGCCCGCGCAAAAGCAAACGCTGAAGCCGCGAAACGCCTCACGGAGATCGCTGACCGGCAAGCGAACCTGGAACAGGAACGTGACGCCGCACGGTCTGACGCGCTGCGGTTCAGAGCAGCGGCAACACACAAGGTGTCCGCCGAGTACCTGGACCTTTTGGGGTCTGGGACACCCGAAGAGATCGAGGCAAAGGCGCAAAAACTGGGTGCGTTGTCAGCGCAGGCAACGGAACTGGTTGTGCTGCGCGAAGAGATCGAATCGCTGAAGACAGGGAAACAGACGCCGCCGAAGGGGCGGCCTGTTGAGAATCTGCGTCCCGGTGCGGCACCGACCGGGACGCAATCCGAAGAGGATCTGCTGTGGGCCCAGATGGGATTTCCGCAGGGACAATGAAAGGAGCAATGAATCATGGCTGAATATCTTCCCGGGTGGATTCCCGGTTCAGCGATCACCCGGCAGGCGTCCTCCGCCATCGTCGGTGGACAGCTGGTTGTCGTCTCTGGCTCGGGGACCGTCGCCCCGGGGACCGTCGCCACACATGCATGGGTGGGGGTCGCCGGTGTTGACGCTGCGGTCGGTGATCAGGTGCTGGTGTTCTGTCAGGGTATCCACCGACTCGTGGCAACAGGTGCCATCACGGCCGGGCAGAATGTGGAACCTGCACCAGCAGGGACGGTCGCGCCGCACACCAACGGAGCGAACGATGTCAACATCGTTGGTGTCGCGTTGACCACAGTAGCTGGCGGTGGTGTCGTCGAAGTCATGTTCGACCGCTGACCCCAGATGGACATCTAGATTAGGGAATGAATTATGCCTACGACCTATCCGCCGTCAGCACCGACGATCACTGGTGACATCGTCACGATCTCCAGGTTCTTGAACTCTCCGACGTTGGTTGCAAGACGGCTTCGGACTGTCCTTGAGCAACGCTACATTGCTGACGCGTTGCTCTCCGGTCGGTTCAACGTTGTTGGTGGAGCCGTTCAGTACGAGTCCGGAGAAACAATTTTCACTGCCGACGACCCGAAAGCCGTGGCGCCCGGGGCCGAGTACCCGTTGACCCTTTCGCCAACGGGGCAGGCATCAATCGCCAAAACCGTGAAATGGGGTCAGGACGCCATCATCACGGATGAGGCGATCATCCGGCAGAACTATTCGCCTGTGCAAAAAGCGATGGTAAAACTGGCCAATCAGAACGTAAAATACGTTGACAGCATCGCGTTGTCTGCAATCGCTACGGCCGTCACCGCGACGGCTCCTGCGGGGGCCGCGTGGAACGCTGCTGCCACGGCACAACAGATCTTGCAAGACGTGACCCTGGCGAAGGCCGCCATCATTAGCCTGAACCAGGGGTACGATCCGGACACCGTTGTGCTGTCTGACACCGCAGCGGCGTATGTATTCTCAAAATTCATCGGCGGTGGTTTTTTGCCCCGTGAGGGAGGAAATCCTCTCGGGACGGGGGTCGTGCCTGTCGTCGCGGGAATGCAGTGGCTGACGACGCCTAATATCCCGACGACGCAGACCGTGCTCGTGCTCGACTCGACGATGCTCGGCGGGATGGCCGACGAGGATCTTGGCGGGGCAAATTACGTGTCGGCTGGTGGTGTGGGTGTGCAAGCCAAGACGATCCGGCAGGAGGAGACGGACCGGTGGCGGATGAGGTGCCGCCGGGTCACCGTCCCAGTGATCCTGGAGCCTTCCGCCGCGCGCAAGATCACAGGGATCGGCGTCTGATGGGCCACGTGGTGAAGGCGCCCCTCATCATCTGCAGGGCGCCGGACGGATCAGACATATACCTTTATAAGGGTATGGCTCTGCCATCTCATGTCTCTGAGGACAAGGTCACGGAGTGGATGGAGGCCGACCTCCTGGCTGATCTTCCGGCCCAGCCGGCCCAGCCGGGGGGGCG